ATACTACTCATTAATTTTCGTATTGCAAGTAGAGTAGATGTATTTACTCTCGCTAACTCTCCAGAAGAAAGTGCTAGAATATCTACTGTCTTGCTGTTGTCTGTGATTTCCACATTCAACTTATCATTTGTAACTACGAATCCTAAGCTGAATCGACCATCTGATAGTTCAGCTAAGTACTCATTCGTAAGTTGTTCTAAATCTTTTACAAGATTCTCTATCTTGTATGCGAGGAGACCGTTTGTGCTGAAAGCTTTCTTAAGTATCTCTAAGTATGTCGCTTGCTCTTCAACTTTACCCAAAGCTGCGACAAGTTCTTCCAACTGATTCTCCATGTTTTCCGTTTGTTCTTGAATTATATCAAGCCGAGTATTATGGCGTTCCGCCTTCATATTCTCGGCAGAGATTCTTTGTATCTCAGCGGAAAGATTTGAGATCTTGGAAGAAAGTTCGTCAATCTCTTGGGAGAGTTCTTCCGCATCTAGAATCTCGGAAGGTAATGAATTGTCCCAACGGCGAACAGCTTCTTCAAATTCACCCTGAAGCCGATCTCTTTTGTGAATTTTCTCATTCTCTTGTCTAGCTATCTGAATCTCGTATTCTGTTTCTGTAATGTGTCTTTCTGAAACCTCTTGCATATCTTTATACATATTTGTGAGATTTTCGTGAACTTTCTTATCTATCGTTTGTTCACAAGTTGGACAACTGCCAGATAAAGTAGATAGTTTTTCAAGATGTTTCTTTGCATGGAGCAGATTGGAATTTACATTCCCAAGTTGCTCCAGTTTAGTGTCAATATCAACTATATCACCTATGTAGAGTCTTTCAACATTATTTTCCAGTTCGTCTAGCATCATTTTATAATGATTATTGTCTAGAATTTTTTTATTTTTCTCAGAGATTTTTTCAAAATCATTTCGTAGCTGCCTTAATCTCTTTTCGTCTTCTTCCGAATAGTTTGGTAGATTTTTTATAGGTAGTACATCTATAGTCTCCAATTTATTTTCATCTAACCATTTTACTACTGTATCTGACTTAGCGTTTAAGCCATTAATATCTATTTGAATTTCTCTGGCAGCTTGCTTGAAGATTTCAAAAAATTCAACATATTCATCTAATTTTAGTAATTCGATGAGAAACTTCTTACGATTTGTGTCTGTAGCCGTAAGAAATTGTAAACTCATATTTGTGTTTTGATACACAAGTTGAGTAAAAGTTTTGAAATCTAATCCAAGTAACTTTTGAACTGTTTTATATGTATTAGTTGCCGTATGAGACGATATATCTGCACCATTTTCATAGAGTTTGCACTTGATAGAACCTTTACGGTTTACATCTATCTCATAAGCATTGTCATCTACATCAAATGTGAGATTTATATGATAGCCCTTGTTAATAAAACGATTTTGTATTTCTGCTTTCTTAATACCTTTTGAGTTTTTATTAAAAAGAACTTCTTCGAGTATTAAAGGTATACTCGACTTTCCTTGTCCGTTAGTACCGACAAGTTGGGTAAGAGTTGCATCAGCTAGGTCAAGTTTGTTTCCTTCGCCATAACTAAAACAGTTATCCCATTGTAGCGTTTTTAGAGTAATCATTAAATACACCCATTATATTTTGAATTTTATCTGATGGTAGATTAAGAATAGAGGTAAAATACTCTACTAATTCTTCTTCTATCGTCAGGTCTTTTAAATCAAGTGTAGATTCAGTACTTCGTTTTACTACTTTCTTATCGAGTAACTCTGAGTTCTTAACTGTTGCCAGATCTGCTACATCGCCCTCTATCTCATAGATCGTATGATGATAGTCAGTTGGAATCATTTGTGCTTCAGAACTAATTGTTTTTCTTATAAGTTGTGGTAAATTAAATTCGTACCATTTCCACTTGTCGTGTCCTTTTATCATAAGATATCCTGTTTTGACTAGCTCTCTGTGAAAAGAAGTAGTCATAGGAGAGCCTGGATAAACTATATTTCTTTGAGTATTGCTGTGAGCATGAAGATCACCAGCATATACTATAGGAAAATCATTAAATCTATCTAAGTCTACCTCAGGTGTCACATGAGGGGGTATTTCACCCCTCACATGGGTAAAAAGCGGTTTATCTTTATTACATTTCTCTATTGAGTTCTTTTTGTGTAAGTCCACATAGGGTAACAATGTACCCCACTCAAATTCTGTTGTAGTGTCAATTACTTCTACGAGAGGGTTGACATCTTGTGTTGCCCGCTTTAAATTTGAAAAGAATGTTTTGTTCTTTTTAGTTGCTTCATGGTTTCCATCAAAAATATAGGTTGGAATCGATACACCTTTGATAAAATCAAAGTATAGTGTTAGTTCGTCCATTGTTGGAACTCTATCGAAAAGGTCACCACCTATTACATGAATATCTGCTGATTTTTCAATGAGTTTTATTTCTTCAAAAAACAATTCGAAGCGTGAACAAGCCCACGGCAAAGGAACATTCTTTTGCCCTAGCTTTATATGCCAGTCTGCCGTAAATAGAATCATGCTACAAAGTCCTCTCCTTGTTGCCAAGAACACCCTGTAAGACCACCCGCACGGAGAGCTTGTAAGGTTCTTAGAACTTCGTCTGCATTTCTACCTGTATCAAGAGCATTAACTGATACATGCTGAATCATATTATCAGGATCAACAATATAAGTTGCTCTGTAACATACACCATTCTGATGATCGATTATACCTAAATCTTCTGCAAGATACAAACCGCAATCTGCAGCTAAAGTATGATGTATATTAGCTATCATTGAATTTTTTTCTTTCCAAGCAAGTTTACAAAATTCATTATCTCCACTTATACCGATAACATGAGCGTCTGTTTCTACAGCAATTTTATCCATCGCTGCAATTTCGGTAGGACAAATGAAAGTAAAATCTTTTGGATAGAAATAAATAACTTTCCAATGATAGTTTGGTTTAAGTTCCACTTCTACAAATTCATTGTTTGAAGCTACCCCTTTTAGAGAGTGGTGTCCTGGAAACTCGTTTCCTACTCCATACATACTACACCCCCTTATGATAACTTAAATTCTGAATTGATTTCTTCTGGAGCTTCGTTACCGTCTGGTGTGGTAACTCTTTGAAGTAGCTCTAACTGAGCATCAGCAGTTGGTCTAGGAAGAACGTCTTCCATTGAACGTAAATCTGCTATTGCTGCTTGTTCTGCTTCATTGAGTGGTCTGTTCTTGCACTTAAGTGCTTGAAGTCTGTACTCAACATTGAAAGCCATAGGTCCAGTCTTAACTCTTTGGAAAAATATGTCCCAACCTGTTTCTGGGTCAGTAGGATCGCCTAAATCTTCGGCTGCTACCATTATTTGTTCCATTAGTTTTTTCTTAAGATTCAAAACTTTGACTTTACCGTCAGCTGGATCTATGCATTGTATAGCATATGCCCAACCACATTTGATTTCGGGAAAAAAGTCTCTGACGTAATCTTTTTCTTTGTTGTTGAAGGTTTCTGTTGACCGATCAAAAGACAAACACTCCATAGGAATATTTTTGCCATTCTCACCTTTGATCCAGTAAACATATCTTGGTAGTAGATCTCCTACCATGCGTACTGTGTTATTACCTTCTTTGTATTGAAATTGATCTATTTTGTTTTTTACTGCGCTACCTTGCGCTTGATTAAATTTTATAGCCATTGTATTCTCTGTTATTTAGCGTCTTCAAACTTGAAGTGGATTATTCCGTTCTTCATAGTGAGAAGTCTGTTGTTGTCGAAAATCTCCTCTAAAAAGGGAAGATTAATTAGTTGTAGTGTGGTATCACCAGTAGTTTGGTAATCCATATAATTACGATAAGATGCTATGGCAACATACTCTGCACATTCCGTATTGCTGTAATTTTTTCTTTCTAACAGCAGTCTTTTAGGATTTTTAAGATAACTATATCCTTCAAAACTCTGTCCATAGTATTTATATACTGGATCTTTATAGTTTTTAGGAACTGTAATATTGTAAGTAAGCATATGTATAATTAACATAACCTTACCTGCATCGCCATCAGTTGTTTGTAAAATCTTTTCCCAATTATATTTTATCATTATATTATACCAAAAATTAAGAGTCTTGTCAAGTAATATTTTTCGGAGGTTATTATAAGGTCGATACCTCATAACCTTGTTTAAGGTAATATCCTAGTCGGGCATTAGCTTGTCGCTTCGCAGTATTCCCTATAAGGTGTACATCTACTACTGTTGGTTGTTTTTTTCCTTCATAATTTCTTATTATCCTACCCACCAACTGAGTAAGTAAAGGTTCGTTATTTACTGGTGTCCCAAGAATTAAGCAACTAAGAATATCTAATGATATGCCTTCTGAGAATATACTTTGCGTTCCATACAGTATGTTTTTATCCCCAAAAACTTGTTTAATTAAGTCAGGTCTTTCTTCGTGTGGTATTTCTCCCGTTACACAAACTGCGTCGTCACCAGTAAGTCTCGCGCAAGATTTTAGGAAGTCTACTCTATCACTAACCACTAATACTTTATGACCTCGTGCAGCGTATGCACTTGCAGTCATTGCAATAGAGTTTTGATACTCTGGGTTATAGGCTAATTCATTCACCCTATTAGCCCAAGGTATTGATGATCCGTCCATGAACCTAATCGGAAGTTTTAGAATATCAATTTTAGGTGTCATGAAGTTTTCTTTTGGTGGTTTTAAAACATGATCTCCAAAGTAATCTCTGAAGACTACATGCTTACCATCTTTTCTTTGTAGTGTGCCTGATAATCCTATCTTATGCATAGCACAGTTTTTATCTATAATTCTTGAAAAAGTTGGACTACTAACATGATGCATTTCATCTAGTATAATTGTTCCGAACTCTCGTCTAATTTGTGGAACTTTACGGTATATTGTCTGAATATTACCAACTACTACTGGGGTTGATATATCAAATTTACCACTACCAACTATGCCAGGTTGAAAACCAAATACTTTTTTTACTTCATCTTCCCATTGTTTTCTTAATGATAAAGTGTGAGTTACTACAAGAGTTTTTTGTCCAAGCTTTTCTGCTATTGCTAAACCTGTGAATGTTTTTCCCCAACTTACCCATGCGTTAATTATAGCACTACCGTTTATTTCATCAAATACTGCTTGCTGGCTTGGTCTTAAAGTCAACTTAAACGGAGGAAATTCTACAGGTTTTAGCACTCGTTTATCTACTATCTCATGGTCTTGGGGTATTAAATCTTCTCTACCAGAAGGTATGGCTACTAGCCCGTTTTTAATAAGTGCCATGTTTTTAATTATAATAGGCGGGTCTCCATATTTGTATGGTGCAATAGAATAGGTTAATTCTTTGTCAATCTTCTGCTGTTGATGCGGAAGGACATCTAAATAAATTCTATCACTAAGTACTGCTTTCATTATACGAAGTCTGGTCCGCTAAACCATTGAACTAAAGAGTGTCTTGTACCTTCTGTCATTGGAGTAACTGTATGTAAAATCATAGAAGGAAATACAATTATAGTTCCTTGTTTATATACGCCTTCATCCATAGGTAAGTTAGTAGTGCCCCATAAGTGTTTAAGCATCAAATTACCTCCACTATAGCTACTAAAATCAGTTAGTTGTACAGACACACTAATTTTTCTGTATTGTTCTTGTTCAATATCAGAATCTCTATGATAGTCATAAAAAGCACCATCTGTATAAGTTGCAAACTGCAAGTCCTCTCTACCTGTTATGATAAAATTCCAGTTAGCTTCAGCGTTAGCTCTTGAAACATAGCTTGCAATCATTTGTTGTAACCACTCATCTCGTATCCAAGCTACTTGACCTTTTCTCATTTTTGAATCTTTACTACTATCTGAGTTTATAGTAGCTTCTTCTTGTATTTTGTTTTTACCTAATTCTATTATTGTGTCGCACATTTCAGGTGGTAAAGCTCCTTCAAAATAGTAATATGGACACTTGATTATACTTCTCATTTGTATTCCTCTAGTAATCTATTCCACGGATTTATATTTACAGAAAATCTGTCACCCGTAAAGTCTTGTACATAATGTTTTTTACCTGGACCAAATATAACTAATCTATTTTGTTTAGGGGTTATCATTATATTATCTTCTATTAGTAGTTTGCCGTTCCTTAAGTTGTGTGCTTTAGCATAATATATTATACTACAAACGGGAAAACTTAATACTTTATTTAAACCAAATCTATACTCATCTTTATCGTAGTGCCACCCACCATTCTCATCTGCAGCTGGTTTTGAGTTGTTGTGTGTCCATATTTCAAATCCTTTTATCTTTGATAAATCATAATAATTACCTGCTATATCTAATATTTTCCACGAATAACTATCTATGTCAAGGCTATAATCTACCCAGCTTCCTTCGCTGCCTACACTTTCTGAATAAAATAAATATTCATGCATTTCACCTTTGTTTAATACATTATCTAGTACTATAACTGGTTTCATATCTTTCTCCAAGTATCTTTCTTTTGTTCTTCTGATAAGTTATATAGTATCCAAGGCACTCCCTGTCTATAAAGCACCCCTGCCCAAGAAGCGTTCTCGGGCAGAGGTCTTTTGAGAGGGAAGGGGAAAGGGCAATTTTTTAACCATAGCATACTTACTATGTTTTTCTTATCCACTCTCAAAATCTTATGGTATTTTAAACTTACTTTTGTATTTTTTCTTTTCTCAAAGTAAAATCCTAAACTATCTATATAGAATTTTCCTTGATGTTGTAACAACTCAGGTATATCTTCTAGCATATACTTTAAGTTATATAACCCTTTCATGGGAGTTTGTAATCTTCTTAATCCCAAAGTTTTTCCACTCATATTAGTATCGTCTAATATTTCTTTGTCTATAAAGAGTAAACCGTCTATTAGTTCAATATTATTTGTATGTAAAACAAAAACTGGGAATTCTAATTTGTCATAAATCATATTTCTTTTCAAACTTGCCAAGAGAATAATCATCATGAACATCAAAATCACAACCTACTGGGCAGCCTGGAATACTAATTCCTCTGTCTTTTTGTACTTCTTCTCGCACAATAGTACTGTATTCTTCTACTTTATCTTCTTTTACTTCTGCTAAAATAGAGTCATGTACTAGTGCAAAAATCTTCATGTCATCTTGATACCCCAGTCTTTTTATTCTGTTGTGGGTATCTACTGCGCCCAGTAGGTTGATATCTGATGCTATAGACTGAACCAAGAAGTTCAGTCCTGATCTTACTTCATGTCCAGCAATTCCTGAGTTATCTGATTTAACATTTGGTAGTCGTCTTTTTCTTCCAAAATGTGAGTAAATAAATCCATTATCTTTTATAAATTTAGATGAACGATCTATCCAAGCTCTTAGTTTATGAAACTGTTTGAAGTAGTCATCAATAACTTCTTGAGCTTCGCTTACGGAAAAGTAACTCCCACTATCCTTAGTTACCTGTTCAGATATCTTTCTAGCACCTGCACCATACATGATGCCAAAGGTTACTGCTTTTGCTGCTTGTCTTTCAGTAGAGTAGTGTTCTGTAACTTCGTCTACTGATCCTGGCAGTTGAAAAACTATCTTAGCAATACTACTATGAAAGTTTCCACCAGATTTAAACACATTCATTAGTGCTTCATCTTTTGCAAGAACAGCTGCAACATATACCTCTGCGGTAGTCAAGTCCATAGCAACTATTTTGTTGCCTTCTTTTGCTCGAATACAACCTTTGACAATAGGATTGTCACGAGGTATTTGTTGCATATTCATTTTACCACTAGAAGATAATCTTCCTGAAGTTGTACTGTGAATATTGAAACCTGTTCTCAACCTTCCATCTCTATCAAGCTGAGGAAGGATTTTATCTAAGTAAGTGTTTTTGATTTTTGATTTCTTTCTTATGTCAAGAATATGTTTAGGTATTTCGTGTTTTTCAGCTAATTTATTTAATACTTCTGCATCAGTTGAGTGTGCACCTGTACCTGTCTTTTTGCCTGTTGGTTTTAGTCCGACAAAATCAAACAGTAGTTCTCTTAACTGAACGGTACTGTTTGGATTAAATTCTTTTTGTTTTATTCTTTCAAAAGTTTGAACAGCATCAAACTCATATAGTTCTGTTACTGCTTTATCAATGTCTTCTTGCATTAGTAATGCACTTTGTTGTAGTCTTTCTGCATCAAAAGGCACTCCAATATCTTGAACATCTGTTAGGAATCTACAAGCAGGAATAAGTATATCTTCATATACTTTAAATAGTTTAGAGTTATTTTTTACTGCTGGATATAGTTTTTCAAATACTAGTAGAGTTACTACTGCGTCCATTGCAGCATATGTCTTCATAATCTCAAATGGGATAGTGTCCCAAGTAAAGTCTGCTTTTAGTACTCGGTGTGCTTTTTTATATCCATCTATCCAGTCGTGCATAGGTTTCTCATAATCTCCATATGCTGTATGCTTCATAGCAAGTTGTTTTAGTCCATGTGTTCCAGGCTGTTCTTCTAAACAGTAGTGTAAAAGCATTGTATCTTCAAATTTGGGGAATTTGAATCCGAAATGATACTCTAACATTGCCAAATCAAACTTAGCATTATGAAACACTACTATCTTAGAATCAAATATTTCTTGAAATAGTTGTTCTGCTTCTTCGTCTACGCAGTCTGTTGATATGTATGCACCATGGTCTTTTTCATAAGACATACTAATACCTAATATATAACCATCTCTTGGGTACAGTCCTGTTGTTTCTGTATCAACTGCTATCCATTTATTATTGTGGGCAAGAGCATTTTTTAGAAATTTTATTAGTTCAGGTGTTTCTGTAATCCCGTAACACTTATCTTCATCTAGTTTTTCTAACTTTAGTTCACCAGATATATACTTTATTATATTGTTTTGAGTTTCTTGCCACATTGGTTTTGCTTCTGGCTTAAAAGCTAACATTGCAGGATTAATTGCTGGTAAAAATTTATCATCTATAATTCTGCCACTATATTCTGTAATAGAGTTAGCTTTAGTATAATATTTTAGTGCCTCTGATCCAATAAGTATTACCCACTCATAACTATCAATATCTATATCGATATCAACATCTTTCTTTAATACTTTCTTTCTTGTTGGATCAGAACAGAGAGCATATCTATCAAATTCGAATGCGCCTCCAAATCTATCTACATAGTCTGTCCTACTTGGTTTTGTTTCTATTAGTGCTACGTTAGCCATATAATCTTTCCCCTAAATTCTTTACTTGTTGTTCTACTAGACTGCCTGGGTCTATGTTTTGCCCTAAATTTACATTTCTGGTTAAAAGACCGATTCTTTCTGCTAACACTCTAACATTGTCTGCAGCTTTTTGTCCTGCCTCATCTCCATCAAATACTATATCTACTCCCATAATGTCTTGCATTTTAAGAATAGAGAGTTTATCTGTGTCTACATTGTTTGTTCCAAAACAACATATTGCATTAGTTAAACCCTTGTCGAAAAGATTTACCATATCGAAAATCCCTTCGACAAGAATTACTCTACCTTTTATAGGTTTTACACTAGCTGGGTACAGGGGAAGAGTAGCTTGAGGAGGGTAGATCATATACTTAAGTTTTTCACTAAGTGTCATATGTCTACCGTTAAAAGCTACTACTTTCCCTGTGATGTCACGAATAGGAAAAACCACTCTACCCACAAACTGAGTTTCATGGTGTAAGAATGCACTAAAGTGTTTGTATGTTTCTGGTTTTATATTTCTCCAGTTACCTACATAAGGAGTGTATCCTTTAGGATAATTTAGTCCTACACTTGATGATCTTTTTTCTTCTATTGCGTCAGTTAGTTTTTGTCTTTTTATATCTAAATAATTTGAAGGTGCTCCAAATAGTTTAAATATATTTCCTTTAAAACCACAGGAAAAACAATTAAAAATACCTGTGATATTATCGATTCGCATACTAGGATTTTTATCGTCATGGTCTGGATTCAAACACTTGACAAGATAATCTCGTCCTGAGACTTTAAAGTCAAGCTTTCGTTCCTGTATTAAATCAATTACTTTCATCTACACCGTGTTCCATATTATTACTAGTATTAGTACCAATGTTAGTTGTGTTACTAACTCTGTCATGTTCCCACTCCAACTCTTCGCCTATATCTTCAAACTCCGTCATTTTAGTTCCGCTCGCATCAACATCATATTCATAGTAAAGGCTTTTAAATACTAATTCTTGAAGTTGGAACCAAATGGCGATTGCTTTGCTTCTGAACTCTTCGTCAGGCCAAAGATAAAAAACATTATGATAATCTTTGGTAAACCTATGAACTGTTATATTTTCGTCCCAATCTTTATCTATATTCTCTTTTATATATAAGGCTGCACGAATTCGTTGACTTCCTGCTAAAGGATACCAATTTGTCATGCACAAATGTGGATTCCTTATTCCTTCTTTATATATGCTATCCACCAGTTTATGATTAACTGGCACTTTAGCAATATTATTCTTTACTTCTTCTTGTTGAAGTAAAAAATTAGTTGTAACTTTTCTTATTTCAAATGGTGGAACACCCACTAAGCTTGCAGCTTTTTTTCCTATTCTATCACTTGCCATTTGAATCTCCGTATGGGTTTTTTGCTACTGAATAAGGATCTGTCATTCTGTTACCTACATACTTAAAATGTGCTTGCACCATACTAGGTCTTGCAGAACTATAGAAAAAATCTACCTCTGTTTTGTTTTGTTCACAGTAAGATGTTATTTCTTCTGCTTCACCATACACAAGTTCTTGAGTCTTTAATCTTGCTAATTTAATCGCCATCTAATATCTCCATCATGTCGGTATAGCCGCCTACATGAGTATTATCCATTACTATTTGTGGATAAGTTTTAGCATTAGTAAATTTTTTTAGCAACCAATCTGCATGAAAATCTTTACCTACTTGATAATATTTATAGTCAAACCCTCTCTGTTCACAAACCATTTTTGCTTTTTCACAGAAAGGACAATTTTCTTTTCCATATATAACAACTTTCATAACTGTTCCTTATTGATTCCGTACTCATCTATCAAGTGTTGTATACTTGCTAGGTCGTACGCTCGTTTAGATGTATAAGCCTTAAATCTTCTTATACCAGGCCACCAAGGTGCCCACATACCTTCTTGCCACTCAACTGGTACAAAATATAAAATCTTGTATGCTTTGATGCCCTCTGCTTCACAGCTTGCAGATTTTAGCTCTGCTTCAATGATACCAGCTTTGCCTCCTTTAGCATCTGGGTGTGCATCATTAAACCACACCCACTCTCCTACTTCAAATTCATACTTTACACACTCGTCTGGTGGCACAAATAGCTCTCCTTCTGCTACCTTTGTTGGAACTCCTATTCTATCTAGGTTTCCTTTTATAAAAGCAGGAGAACGATACATTCTTTTAGCAATACTACTTATTGGGCTACCTGTTAGATATCCCATAATCATTTCTCTTAGTTCTTGTTTAGTAGGAGGTTTGCCTCTATTCTTAGCCATCATTCTTTTTCTATGCTTCTTAGTAGTTTCATAATCGCCTATGATTTTACCAAGTCGTGTAGTATTATAACTGATGTTGAGCATTTCGCACGCTTCTTTTTTAGTTATAGGACTTTTGTCCTCTAAAGCATCTATTACTCTTTGAATATTTTTGTCGTCTAGCTTTTCGTATGATTTCTTTTTAATTGCCACTATATTGCCTCATGTATGTCTTCGCCTGTTGATAGGGAGTCTTTAATTGCTTCTTTCTCGTTTGGATTCATTGTGGACTGAGGGCCGATCTTTAGGGTATCCCAGTCCATAACGCTTGTGAATCCTTCCATCTTTGCCGCCCTCATTTTAGTGCAGTTAAAAGTTATGCAGGCATCTTCGGGCGACCATGTTTCTAGTGTGAAGGCTGCATCTGCCGCATCAAGAATACCTTTTGCAAATCTTGCTTCCCCTGTATTATCTGTTTGAAATGGAGAGAATACTGGTATTTCATACTCTTGTGCTATACTTTTTAAAGTCTTACTGACTTCTATTTGTTCAGTCCAATCATATTGTCCCGAACGATTAGGTGCGTTGTGGCGTCGTACTTGGTTTAGATAATCTACTATGATAACTCCTACATTCGTCTGACTTACCTTAGCCTCTAGTTCTTGGCGAATTCTAGAAAGACTGAGCATTGGATCGTAAACCACTTCTAACTGTCGATCTTTAGTGAGCTTCTTTTTTGTGAGAGATTCATGGAACTGATCAAAATCTCTACTTTCATAATATCTAGGTAATAGTTCTGCTCCACCCTCGAAACGATTTGCCCACCACTCAGCGACTCTGTTCCATTCTGATTCTGCCAAGTTTCTAGTTATGAGTCTGCCTACTGGAACTCTTGTTCCAAGTGCGCACATTCGTTGTAAAATGGATCGACTATCCATCTCAATGGTAAAGTATATAGAACTCTTACCTGCTTCATAAACATTATTTGCAATGTTTACGCAAGTGAAAGTTTTTCCTGCCCCTCTACGACCACCTACAAGCACCAAGTCTCTGGGAGAGAACTTCATTGATTGATCGTAATCTTGATTCAAACCAAGAGGTAAATACTTTTTAATCTCTTGTTCTGATTCAAATAGATTTATTACTTGCATATTTTCTTCTGGTGGCTTAAGGTCAACCTTTTCACCAACATCTAAGACTATCTGTTGTAATGCTTCAACATTTTCTTCAGCAGAAGAAATAGCGACAGTCTTTTCTATAAAGCCATCTAGTTCATCTAGGATTTCTACTTGTGTGTATTCATTCTTTAAATACTCCAAGAGCACCCACGCATCTACGTCTACCTCTACTGCTTTGATAGCAAAGACTTTTTCTTGTAATTTTCTATCTCTGATAGATAATTCTAAGTCCTCAAAAGATGGTAGCTTTGTAAAATTTTTAACATGGGAAGCTATTACACGATGAAGTGGTTGATATTCAGCTGTTAAGTAATTTTCCCGTAAATTACCCCAAGTATCATGATCTTCTTGTGTAATGATTTGTTTCAGCAATGCCGAAGTTAAGTTCAAATTCTATCTCCCAGATAAAAAAGGCAAGAAGGATTCCGCGTGGGACGCGACACCTTCCTGCCTAGTTGTGAAACTTAGCTAGAAGCTTTTTCTTTTCTAGCAGCGCCATCGTAGTCTGCGCAA